GTTCTAGGTAATACTCTTGACGGAGTTGCTTCAACTGAAGTTATGACACAAACTACTGGTTACGCGGTAGGAGTAAGTTGTTTCCAAGGTTCTTGCGCAGAAACGCCCGATTCTCACCTAACGGTGGTCGGCGGACGCGAATCAAAAATTATTTCAATTAAAACTCGACCTACTCCAAGCTCAAGGAAAGCCACGGAGAAAGCCTTCAACCTGCTTTATACAAGTGTTACAGACTACTTGCATTCATTTAATGATGAACCTGTTTCAAATCCTTTAATTTTTGGCAAACATAAGAAGAGACCTGGTGGAAAGTCTGGATTGTCGTCCAGTCAGAAAGTTACCAGGCCTGAGAAACGTCGTATGCAAAAATCATACGTTAAGAAAGGTCTCCTCAGCTCACAATTGGAGGATATTAAAGACCAGATCCTAGCAAAAGAAGATGCTAGGATGGATAAAGAGAGACACGAAGCCGAAGAACTTAAAGTATCGGCTGAACAATTACTCCAGCATCAGCATGCCGAGTATAATGGTGTCCTAGATAACTCTGCTGCGAATTGGAACTTAAATGACTTGAATGTATACGGACAAGGTATAAATCAGGGATTTTGGGACCAAAGAACTACATTGTTTTCTAGCCATAAGGCAAGGATTTTTTCAATCCTGCTATCCTTGGTTTACTTTATTGTATTCTGTTGTATAGCAAAGTACATCTTTGCAAGTAGAGTCTCCCCGATTTTGCAGGAGACTGTTGACTACTTTTCCGGCTGTAACGATTTAAGCTGGTTATCATACAGACATTGCTCACCTTGGAAGTTTTTAACTTTATTTTTATACTTCACTTGGTTTGAGTGGTTGCTCACACTTCTCATCACATTCCTACATTTAGCGATCTTGGTGGTCTCTGTGAAATTTATTTTCTGGCTTTTTAAGAAAAGAAGCCTTAGATTTCAGATGGAAGTTTTGGAAGTTGTTCCTTATATTCACGAAAAAGTTGACAAACGTTCAGAGTTTGCAAAGCGCAATAATGCGTACAATGATCCTCGCATGGTGCGAGTTAAACTTTACCTCATTGATGAAAATACTTCTTGGTTGGGTTGGCTAATGTTTCGGCCAATAGTAAAGGAGTATGAGATTACTATATCGGTTCATCTTTTGGCTCAGCTACTTGCTCCCAAAAATACCATATATGGTAATACACGTGCTACAGTTGAAGAGAAAATGCGTTTTACATGTTCTACATACTGTTCTGGAAATATAAATCAGTTTGACTTTATGAGTCATAATGATGTATTTAATCATACAATGTTTATTGCCTTATCCATTTATGATGCACGCCAACTCCAGTACACCGAGTTGGGTTTTCATTCGTCCCTGCAAAAGTAGGCGATCGTACCTACTTATATGGGTATCGCGCGAACGAAGTTGCCATGCCGGCAATCCTTGAAATCAAAGAAGCAAAGTTAATTACTTGGGAATCCGAAAAACAAGACATGCGCCCAGTTGTGGCCGTGTCACTCGGATGTCATCTCAAGCATTATGCTTTACCTCATGTTGATCCAAAGGATCGCGATACAGTTGCGAAAGGGATTAAGAAAAGGTTTTTATCATGTCCCCCTAAACCAAATCCAATCAAACTACGAGCTCTTCGTAGGTTTGTTAGGAAATGGGTTAGGGCCAATTTAGATCCACTTAATGATGGCGACGACTTGTCTTTTGAGTCGTGGCTTGCACATTGTTCATATCCTGCTTGGAGAAAAGAACAATTGCAAAAAGTTTGGGATGAAATGGGTGGGATCGTTACAGAAGACGATCTCAAGGTGAAGTCCTTTGTTAAGGACGAACATTATTTAGAATGGAAGCATGCCCGATTGATAAATGCTAGAACTGATGCTTTTAAATGCTACTCTGGACCTTTATTTTCCGCTATTGAAAAGCGAGTGTTTTCACTCCCATATTTCATTAAGAAAATATCTATGGACAAGAGAGCTAAGTATATCATTGATCTCATTTATAAAGAAGGCGTCAATTATATGATGACAGATTACACAGCTTTTGAAACTCATTTTACCAAAGAAATGATGGAAGCAGTGGAATTTGAATTGTATTCTTATATGACTGAAGGTACTTCATACCATTCTAAGATGCTGCACATAATGAGTGTGCTAAGTGGTTTAAACGTACTCCAAGGTGAAACGTTTAGGTGTTTGCTAGATGCAACAAGAATGTCCGGAGAAATGAATACTTCTCTTGGTAATGGCTTCTCTAACCTCATGTTTATGCTTTTTGTCTTAAAAGAAAAAGGCTGCACGAATATCACGGGTGTTATTGAAGGGGATGATGGACTATTTTCTTTTTATGGTCCTATTCCCACGCCGAAAGATTTTGCTGAACTTGGTTTGACGATCAAGTTGGAAGCAACTGAGTTTCTTAATGAAGCATCTTTCTGCGGAATGATATTTGATGTAGAGTCATTCATTCCCATTGCTGACCCATTTAAGGTATTGGCCTCATTTGGGTGGACGAAAAACACATATGCCGGATCTAGTAATAAGAAGCTGTTAGGATTATTACGATCGAAATCGATGAATGTGTTATTTCAGTACCAAAATTCGCCTATATTTCAAGCTCTTGCCCGTTATGGACTTCGGGTTACTTCAGGAATTAGAGCCATTGCCGAAACCAATAGATATTGGGCCATTGCTGCTAAAGATGCAATGGAATTCTACAACATAAAAGGACAGGAACTCTTGGCTTTGCCCGTTCCTATGTCTTCTCGGATGTTGATGGAAAAGAAATTCGGCTTAACAATTGCAATGCAAATTGAGATCGAAAATTATCTTGATAATCATGATTTAAGGACTGGTTCCAGTTCTACCTGGAATAAGGTCACTCCAATAGATCTTGAGATATTGAATTATCGATTACCTATAATTTGGCGTGAATATTTTGATGTTTATCACATCAATGCCAATCCTCGTGCAAATTTATCCCGTAAGTTCTACTGTTTTCCTATAAATGTACAGTGAATGATAAATAAATAGACGACTTTTGTCGGCGCAACATTTCGTTAAAATGTGGATAAGTCCCCTATAGGAGGACCTCTGGG